CCAAAATATAGCAAAACAAGCTGCAAATGATTTAAAAAACACAAAAGGAACATATAAAATACGTACAGGAAAATATAATAAGGGTTGGCGTGTAAATACACAAAAAGGTAGAGGAGAAATAAGTTGCACAGTTTGGAATGCAACCAATTGGCAACTAACTCATTTATTGGAAAAAGGGCACGTAACTAGAAATGGTGGCAGAACGCGTGCATTTGTTCATATAAAACCAATAGAGGAAAAGTACGTTAAGCAATATGAAACTGATGTGGAAAAAATAATCAAAAATGGAGGTTAATATGCATAAGCAAATTTATGATTTATTAAAGACACTAAATATACCCGTAGCATACGATCATTTTGTATCAAATAAAGAGGTATCTATTCCATTTGTTGTCTATAGAGAAATAAGCTCCGATACTTTTAAAGCTGATGGCGTAACATATTATAGACCATACAATTTTGAAATTGAACTAATTACAGAAAAGAAAAATGTTGCGTTGCAACAAGCTATCGAGGAATTATTAACTACAAATAATATCCCATATGATGTAGGAGACGAACTATGGGATGATGATGAAAAAATATATCATAATTATTACGAAATATAGGAGGTAGATTATGGCAAATAAAGTAAAGTTTGGTTTAAGTGAAGTACACATTGCACCAATTACTGCAGCAGAGTCAACAGGATATACATATGGAACAATATTTACAATTCCAGGTGCAGTAAGCATAACACTTGATAGAGCTGGCGATGAAACCGATTTCTACGCAGATAACATTAAATATTATAATGTTGCAGCTAACCAAGGATATACAGGATCACTTGAAATGGCTTTATTAAATGAGGATTTTAGAACAAAAATTCTTAATGAAATTAAAGATGCAAATGGTGCATTAATAGAAGATGCAACAAGAGGAACTACAGGATTTGCATTAGGTTTTCAAATTGATGGAGATACATCAAATAGAAGGTTCTGGTATTATAATGTAACTGCAAATAGACCATCTAATTCAAGCACAACAATTGAAGAAAGCAAAACACCACAAACAGAAACGGTCGATATTACAGTAGCACCAAGAGCTAGTGATAAACTTGTAAGAGCAGTATTGGAAAAAACAGACGATAATACAGCAGCATATAACGCTTTCTTTTCAACTGTATACGAAACAAGTATATCTCAATAATAAATACTACTCTTGTGGGTAGTACAAAGACTATCCGTAAGGGTAGTTTTTTTAGTATTCATAAGAAAAAGGAAGTGATATGATGGCAAGTTCAAAAATTAAGGGAATTACAATTGTAATTGGTGGAACTACAAAAAAATTAAATGATGCATTAAAAAGTACCGACAAAATGGTATATTCCTTAAATGGCGATTTGAAAGCATTAAATCAAGCATTAAAATTAGATCCTAAAAACACCGAACTTTTGGCACAAAAATATGAAGTGCTAAAAAGAAATATTTTTGAAACACAATATAGACTTGATATGCTTAAAGAAGCACAAAGACAAATGGGAGATTATAATAAACTAACCGAAGAACAAAAAACAAATTATAATCAATTGTCTTTAGAAATTGCAAAAGCAGAAAATGCCTTAAATGGTATGAACAAAGAACTAGCTAACACAAACAAGCTAGATTTATCAAAAGTAAAAGATGGATTAAAAAAAGTTGGCGAAGTTGCAGTAGATGTGTCAAAAAAAATGCTACAAGTAACAACAGCATTGGCAGGAGCATTGACAGGTGTAGTAGCAGCAGGAGTAAAAAGTTTTGCTGATTTAGAAAAAGCACAAAAAGGTAGCGAAAGATTATTTGGCGAAAGCTTTAATATTGTTGAACAAAATGCATCAAAAGCATATAAAACAATGGGAATAAGTGCAGCACAATATTATGATCAAGTAAATACTTATGCCGTAGGTTTAAGAGAAGCTTTAGGTGGCGATAGTAAACGTGCAGCACAACTATCAAATGACATTTTAGTAGCACAAGCCGATATTGTGGCAGCAACAGGAGCTAATCAAGACGCAGTACAAAATGCATTCGCAGCCGTTATGCGTGGTAACTTTACTATGATCGATAATCTTCGCCTGGGTATCAAAGGAAGCCGCCAAGGTATGCAAGAAGTAATAGATAAAGTCAACGCATGGAATAGAGCTCAAGGAAATGCAACACACTATCAAATGGGCAATTATGCTGATATGCAACAAGCATTAGTTGATTATACAAAAATGGTTGGTGTAGCAGGAACAGCAAGCAAGCAATTAGGACAAACAATAAGTGGTAGTGTTGGGCAAATGAAAGCTGCATGGGACAACTTTTTAAATGGAAGTGGAAGTGCAAAGGATTTTGCATCAGCCCTTACAACATTTATGGGAAATATAAGCAAAGTAATTCAAAAACTTGCACCTCAATTATTAAATGGTATTGCACAATTATTGAAAGATTTAATTCCAGAAGTTGCACGATTGCTTTTAGATTTAGCACCTCAATTATTATCAGCAATTACAAGTATGATAGATAGTATTTTGGCATTAGTTTCTGGCAATACGGAAGAATTACAAAAGACAATAGATGTATTAGTTGAAAACATTATTTTATTTGTAACAAATAATTTGCCAAAATTAATTCAAATAGGTTTACAAATATTATTAGCGTTAGCAAAAGGAATTATCAATAACATTGATGTATTAATTCCTGCAGTTTTATCATGCATAAAGGAAATTAGTAAGACAATAATATCAAGCTTGCCACAAATTTTAAAATTAGGAATTAATTTGGTTGGTGAATTAGGAAAAGGTATTATTCAAACAACAGGAAAAGTAGTTGTAGGAGCTGCTGATTTAGCAAAAAAAGTAGTAAATAAATTAGCTGAAGGCTTTAAAATATCAGTAGAAATTGGAACTAATTTGGTTAAAGGCATTTGGAATGGTATTTCTAATGTTGCAGGATGGATCATGGATAAAATTAAAGGATTTGGAAAAACAGTATTAAATGGAATAAAGTCTATTTTTGGTATTCATTCACCATCAACAGTTATGCGTGATGAAGTAGGAAAGAATTTAGGTTTAGGTTTAGCTGAAGGTATTGAAGATACTATACCAGAAGTTGAAAATGCAATGAGAAGCCTAACAAGTGGTGTTGATTCATCAGTTAATCCTACGATTAATCCAACAGCTAACACAAATCCACTATATATTATGATCGATAAATTTTATAATAATAGAGAAACAGATATCCAACAACTTGCTGAAGAGCTTGAATTTTATCGTAGAAATAGTGCATTAGCAAAAGGTGGTGTATAGAATGAATAATAATTATAAATGGAAAGGTGTTTCATTTAATTCAATGGGAATAATAATTGAAGAAACGCCAATTCCAAATAAGCCAAATCATTCATATACAAGATACGAAATACCAGGCAGAAGTGGATATCTTGCAATTGATAACAAAACATATGATGCATTGTTATTAAGCATAAAATGTCATTTGAATACAGATGTTGCCGACATGAACGAAATAAGAGAATGGCTAGACGGATATGGCGAGTTGCAAGTAGATAATGAAAAAAAATATAGAGGATTTATATCAAATGCTATTTCATTTGAAAAAATAACAAATTTTAGAAAATTTATTGTTCAATTTACATTGCAGCCAATTGCCCTTGCAATAACACCAACAACAATAGATGCATTGGAAATTAATTCATTTACAAGTGATACTTATACCAAGGCATTTCCTATTATAACGATTACAGGAACAGGAACAATAACAATTAATGTAAACAATATGCCGTTTACAATATATGATGCAGATGGAACTTACATATTAGATTGTGAAGCAAAAGTAATAACAAAAAATGGTATAAATCAATCAAATAATATGAGTGGTGAGTTTCCTTATGTTGTAAATGGAACAAACTCAATAATTAAAAGTGGAGATATAACAAGCATTACAATTGAATACTCAAAAACATTTATTTAGGAGGTATTTATGATATTATATGAAAAAGGCACAACGGATTTTAGCAGAAATGGTTTAGGATACCTAAATAATGTATTAAGTGCATACGTAACGGAAGAATTAAATGGGGAATATTCGCTTGAATTTGACTACCCTCTAAATGAAGTATTAAGTAATGAATTGATAGAAGAAAGAATTGTAAAATGCAAAGTATCAGATGGAACACAACAATGTTTCATAATAAAAAACGTAGTAAAAACATACGAAAAGATGACGATTAATTGTAGTCATCTTTTTTATTTACTATTAACAGATTTGGCAGAGGATATATATCCACAAAACTTAAGCCCAAAACCATTTCTAGATTGGATATTAACAAGAGCTAATTATCAATTGCCATTTACAACAACTTCAGATGTTTCACTTCAAAAAACAGGTAGATATGTAAGAAAAAATTTAGTAGATGTAATATTAGGATCGCAAAAAAATTCAATGGTTAATTTGTTTGGCATTGAAATTAAAAGAAACAATTGGAACATCGCTTTAAATGCACGTGTAGGAGCAGATAGAGGCGAAAAACTACTATATGGGAAAAACATTACAGGAATTAATTTAACAATTGATACAAATGAAATGTATACAAGAATAATGCCAATAGGTTTTGATGGATTATTGTTGCCAGAAAAATACATTGATGCTGATAACATTGCTGATTATCCATATCCTAAAATAGGCATATTTGAATTTAGTGAAATAAAATACGATCCTGAAGATAGCGAAGCATATCACGATATAAATGATGCATACGATGCATTAAGAGCCGCAACCGAGAAATTATATGAAAAAGGGGTTAATGAACCAAAAATTAATATTAAAGTAAATTGGCTAGAATTAAGTAAAACCGAGGAATACAAGCAATATTCAAATTTGGAAAGAGTAGAGCTAGGCGACACAATACACGCTGAAATATTTGGTTTAAATTATACTACACGTGTAATTAAAACAAAGTATAATCCATTAACAGATAGAATAGATCAATTTGAAATTGGTACTTTTCAACCTAGTTATGCAACACAAATGAATACCTATCAATTTGATTTAGAAAGAATAAATCCAGCATCAATTCTTGCTGATGCACAAAACAATGCCACAAATTTGATAACGCAAGCAATGGGTGGTTATGTATACAAAACAAATGAGGAATTATACATAATGGATAATCCAGATCCTAGTCAAGCAGTTAGAGTATGGCGATGGAATATAAACGGATTAGGATATTCAAGTACAGGAATTAATGGAACTTATGGGCTTGCAATGACAATGGATGGTCAAATAGTTGCTGATTTTATAAAAACAGGAACTTTGCAAACAAGCGTAATTCAAGGTTATGATTCATTAGTAACAGAAGTATCTAATAACACAGGTCAAATATCAGTATTAACTCAAAGCGTTGGCGAGATTAATAGTAAGATCCAAGATATTGCTGATATAACAACAAGTGGCGAAAGCACATATGCCATTATTAATTTAGATAACATAAATGAATCACAACCAATAATGATTAAAGTGCATCCAACATTAACAAACATATCTTATTTATATCCAAGAGCTAATTTATATCCTAGCGAAACATTATATATGCCTGTAAGAACAATAAGATTTACAAATACAAGCACAAATGAAATATTTGATTATGAAATATTTGATGATTTGCTTTTCTATGATGAAAATACATATGATGAGTTTTATTTTGATTATGACAGCGAAACAGTGCAAATAACTAAAAATTGCGAATATGCTGCTGATGGTTCAGTTGTAGTTAAATCAAGCCCAATAATAGAAACAAGACCATTTCCTACGCCAGAGGAATTTTATTTATCAACAGGAAATTATGAAATAAGACTATTAGGATATAACTATGGATATATTATGGTAAGAGCAATGGCAAGTAATATTTATACAAGCCAATTTGCAACGCGAAGCGAATTAAGCCAAACTGCCAACAATATAAGAACAGAAGTATCAGGAGAATATGCAACAAAGAATGAATTGCAGACAGTTAGCTCAAGCATAACACAAACTGCAAATAGTATTAGAAGTGAAGTGTCACAAACATACGAAACAAAACAAAATGCCGAGGAAAACTATCAATCATTAAGCTCATCAATAACGCAAACAGCAAGTGAAATAAGCAGCGTAGTATCACAAAAAGTTGGAAAAGAAGAAGTTATATCAAGCATTAATCAAAGTGCAGAACAAATAACGATAAGTGCTAACAAAGTAAATATAAGTGGAATGATTACTGCTATTAATAATGATACAAGTACAACAATTAATGGTGGAAAAATAGCAACGGGTACATTAAGTGCAAGTAAAATTACAACGGGTACATTAAACGGAAGCAATGTATCAATTACAAATATAAATGCTTCAAATATTAGAAGTGGAACATTAAGTGCAGATAGAATAAGTGGTGGAACGATAAACGCAAATAATATTAATGTAACAAATCTTTCTGCAACCAATATTAATAGAGGAAGTTTAGGTAGCATTCCTATTTCAAATTGTAATTATAAATTTGTAAAAGGAAGTCAAGAACTTGTTATATCATCATCTTATTCATATGGAATTTTTACAATGTGGAGTGGAGGTTATATACGTTGTGCAATTGATGTGGGTACATTTTATGCATATAGCTCAAATGGTACATTAGGTGCATATTTCAATAATACAGGTGCACACACATCATCCGATATACGATATAAAAAACATATCAAAAATATCGAGCAAGAAAAATCAATTAATATAATAAAAGACTTAACACCGATTGAATATGATTATGATACTAATGAAAAACATCGTGGCTTATCAGCACAAGAGGTTGAAAAAGTATTAAAAGAAAATGGATATAAAGATCAAGTATATAACATTGAAAAAGATGGGAAATATACGTTAAATTACATTGAATTAATACCTGATCTAATAAACTGTATAAAATATCAGCAAGAAGAAATAGAAAAGCTAAAAAAAGAAATGGAAGTGATTAAAAATGCAAAAAATTAATTTTCAAGATTTGCCAAGTACAACAACTCCTGTAAGAGCATCAAATCTTAATTTATTACAAAATAATGTTGAAGATGTCTTTGATGGGGATGAACCAATGGGAAACATAATTGTTGATAGTATAAGAAGCAAAAATATTTTGCCGAATGTAAATTTGGGCGATATTTCACATTTTTCCGTTGGTCAGATTCCAACATTTACTGATTCATTAAGTAGAGTAACTTCATTTCCAATATTTATAGAAATGATACCTAACAAAACATATTCTGTAAGCATAAATAGTGGATATGAATTTGCGTTAATATATTGTAACAATAACAAAGAAACCATAGATAGCACAGCATATTTAACTTCAAGTGTTATAACAACAGGGAGCAACATTAAATATTTATGTATAAAAATTAGAAAAGAAGACAATACAAATTTTACTGATTCTGATTTGCAAAATTTAGAATGTCAAATAGAAGAGGGAAGTACTGCAACAAGTTATGCACCATATCAAGAAACAAAAAATTATGATCTTTATTTAAAAAACGAAATAATAATTGGAACATGGATAAACGGAAAACCAATATATAGAAAAGTAATTACATTTAATCCAAGAACTGACGCATTAGAAACAAGTTATGCACATGGAATATCAAATATAGATGAAATATTGCCTACATCAAGTTGTATACTTTACAGAACAAGTGGAAACTTTGTGCCATTAAGCATGGTATACCCTGATAGTTCAACAAATATATTGGCATGGAGTTGTGGTTGGCAAGCAACAAAATCAAGTGTTGTGTCATGGATAGGATCAACTATGAGGCAGCAAATGGATACATCGCGTGGATATGGTGCAATAGCAATACTAGAGTACACAAAAACTACTGATTAAAAGGAGATAAATATGGAAAAAGTGAAAAAAATATCAAAATATGTTGTTAATGGATTAAATATGATAAATGCTTTAATTTTGATATTAAGCCCAATATGGGGATGGCAATTGGATGCCATTTCCAAAACGATCATTGGTGTAGCTGGAATTATTTCAACATATTTAGTAGCTGGAAAATTATTTGAAGTAGATGAATAAATAGAAAGGATGTGATATGATATGGAAAATATAACTGCAAAAATAGAGAAAAAAACAAGAAAAGTTTATTTATCAAAAAGCGTAATAGGAAATGATGGAGAAAACCTACAAGAAAAGTTGGTTTTTTCTTTTATTGATGAATTTGTAAATGGAACGGCAAGGCTAGAGTTAAATAGAAATAATACAAAATCATATATAATGTTAACTAAAGTAAATGATACGTATGAATTGCCTATTAAATCAGTTATTACAAAAGTAGGAAAATTGGATTTACAATTAGTAATAACAGAAGGAACAAATGAAAATGAAATACCTATATTTAAAAGCAATGAATTTTTTGTAATAGTTAATCCAAGTATTAATGCAGAAATAGAACAACCAGATGAATATCCTCAATGGATAGATGCAGCAAATACAAAATTAAATGAAATAGATGAAGCATTAGATGATTTACAAGATAAAGTTGATAGTGGTTATTTTAAAGGTGACAAAGGCGATAAAGGTGATACAGGAGCAACAGGAGCACAAGGCGAACGTGGTGAAAAGGGTGATAAAGGCGATCAAGGTATTCAAGGTATACAAGGTGAAAGAGGATTACAAGGTGAACAAGGAATACCAGGGCGAGATGGAACAAATGGAACAAACGGACGTGATGGATACGTACAATACACAGCAGGCGATAATATAACGATAGAGAATGATGTCATTAGTGCAGATGTGCCACAAGTAGATTTAAGCGATTACGCTAAATTTAAGCCATATACGTCATTAACAAGTACTTCAGCCCCATTTATATTCAAAGGCAAAGAAACGGGCATATACACGTTCTATGATAGCTATAATCAAAACTTTTATTATAAAGGCGAGGAAACAAGTACAAGAAAGCAAGAATATATGAAGCCTGTGTATATAAATATTTATAAGACGTATGATGACGCACAAGATACAGAAAGATTTGCGACATTTTTAGGCATAACAGATACCGATATCATAGTTGGAAATTTTACAGCACAAAAAGTTGAAGGTCAAACACCAAACGTAGCAATTCACATAAGCTATAGTGGCAATATTTTATCACAAAGCTCACAATCAATTTATGGTGCAAAAACATTCTTTACAATACCAAAACAATCAAGTACAACAGCTCCAACACAAGACGATCAATTTACGAATAAAAAATATGTCGATGATTTAGTAGCTAGTGTAGGTGGTGGAGGAAGCGTTAAAACGTTTACTTCAACAAGCGCAAGTCCATTGATTAAAGCAAATAACAAAGATGTTGGAATTTACATTAATAGCGAATTTACAAACGACAGAATGTATTATAAAGACGAAGCAAGTGGAAATAATTCTAATTTATTAAACAATATTTTATTTTTTGAGTTAACAAGTGATATTGATACGGCACAAATAGGAGATAAAGTAGGTTATTATTATGCAGTAGGAACTAGGAGAAACACAGCAAGTCCTGACTTAATTGGTAATTTAATGCGTGGAGATATAGTTAAAAATGATCCACAATATACTTGGAATAGTGCATATTATGATTTTAGCAGTAATTCGTCTCGAGCTTATTGGTGGTTAACAAATAACGATCAATCATTTTACGGTACAAAAAAATTCGATGCAATTCCAGAATTAACAACTGCAAGAGTATATTCTAACAACAATCAATTAACGTCAAAAAAATATGTTGATGATAGCATTGCTGCAGCAGTAGGAAACATTAATGCAGTACTAGCAACGATGACAACTCCAGGCGGAGGTGAATAGAATGAACTATACAACAGCTGATTATTTAGAAAGCCTTCAAAATGATTTGGATACGATTGTCAATACACTACAATTAGATGAAGGCACAACTTTCTCTAATATAGCAACAATGACAACACAAGGCGAAATAAGTAAAGGTGGTGGTGCTGATATAAGCGAATATATTAACACCGAAATATCAAGTGGAACATCATCACTTCCAGGATGGAAAAATCTAATAAAAAAACTACCTGAAAACATGACGATAGCAAGTAATGGATGTTCGTATATGTTTGCAGGATACACAGGAACAACAATACCAAAATTAACAACAGCAGCAGGAGTTACAATAGGGAATTGTTCTTATATGTTTAATTCATGTAGAAGCGTTACGGAATTTGATTTGTCTACAATAGATTTAGGAAACGTAACGGACGTTACAAATATGTTTTATTATTGTAATAATGCAACAAAAATTGACATAAGAACGTTTGATAATGCCAATGTTACAAGTAGTCAAAATATGCTTAAATATATTCCAGATAATTGTTTAGTTATCGTAAAAAATGATATTGTTAAAACATGGGTAAAAAACAAATTTGCGTCTTTAAATAACGTAAAGACCGTAGACGAATATGAGGAGAGCTTATGAGTAAGGTAATGACAAGTAAACAATTTATAGAAAAATTAAAATGGCTAGTAAATGACGTTCCAAACGTGTATTATTCTGGCAAAAATTGGAGTAAATTAAATAGTGCAGGTAAATGGCAATTTGATTGTGTATTATCCGTTAAATGTATTTTATGGGGTTTTAAAGCAGACAAGAAACTAACACGCGGTGGCACAGTATATGCATCAAATGGCGTAAAAGATTTCACGTGTAATGGAGCGTTAGATTTATGCACCGATGTAAGCCAAAATTTCGAGCATTTAGTGCCAGGTGAATATTTATGCATGAAAGGTACAAAACACAATCATACGGGCATTTATTTAGGCAATGGCAAAGTATTCGAGGATACAACAGGCTGGGGCGTAAGAAAAGCAATGATAAGCGATATAAATAGTAAAGGAATCAGAAGCTACAAAGGTAAAACAAATTTAAAATGGACGTATCATGGCAAATTAAAATACATTGATTATACGGATGAGCCAATGCCAACAAATCAAGTAGCAATATTGCAAAGAAAATTAAATGAGCAATGGAATTGTGGATTAGCTGTAGATGGACATTTCGGATCATTAACAACGGCTGCTTGCAGTAAACACAATTTGAAAAAAGGAATAAAAGCTGAAATAATGGTTAAGTGGCTTCAAACAAGACTATTAGAATTGGGATATTCCGTTGGAAAATATGAAATAGATGGTCATTTTGGAAATGATACGTTAAAGGCAGTTAAATCATTTCAAAAAAATAAACATTTGGGTATCGATGGTATTGTAGGAAAAGCAACATATAAGGCATTAACCGAATGATAGAAAAAGAAATTTATAAAACAATAGCAGATGAAGAACCATATTGTATGCTATGTGGCAGCACAAACTATTTACAAATTCATCACATTAGATATGGCAGTTGTGGAAGGCATACATATTTTGGAAATATAATAAGGCTATGTTTAAAATGTCATCAAATGGTGCATTCCAATAAAAAGAAGTGGCAACCATTTTTAATAAAACTAGCTAATGAACATGAAAAAAAGATGAATAGAAAAGAGGTAGAAGATGGAACAAATAATAGTCGCCGTTATTAGTGGTTTATGTGTAGCAATTCCATCAATTATAGCAACCATATCAGCCAATAAGAAAAACAATGATCTAGTTTTGTATAGAATTAACGAATTAGATGAAAAAGTACACGCACATAACAACCTAATAGATAGGATGTATAAAGTTGAAGGGGAAGTTAAGGTTTTAAAGGAAAAAGTAGGGAGCACAAAATAGTGCTCCTTTTTTTGTTGCAAAAAAATAATTTATTTGGTATAATAAATTTGCCTTTCTAGGCAAAAAAATCTTTACATGAGCATAGAAATATGCTCTTTTTTTTTTGACTTTTTTTTATTATATGCTATAATACGCAACTTGATGGGGGTAAGTATGAAAGAACATTATTATTACGATATGCCAAAAGAAACATATGAATACATAATGAGGCAAGGTATATTAAAAGAAAGTAAAAAAGAAAAAACAATACTTGATCTATGCTTAAATGGTGAACCATTAAAAGAGATTATGTATAAGACAGGATATTCAAAAAGAACAATAAGCTATCGAAAAAAAGATATATACTTGCGAATACGTAAGTTTTTATAAGAAAACAAAATTGCGATAATTTGCGATAAATTGCAATTATTTGCCCTTTCTTTGCACGTGTATTTTACACAATTTGTGTATTATAACTACACGAGGTGGGGAAATGATTGAAAAGCTGCGAATAAAAGCATTATATGATGATTTTGTAAATAAGGTTAAATTAACAGATGAACAGAAGCGAATATTAAATATGATGATTAATAAAGACACAATAGTAAAAATGAGCCTAGAAATAGGTGTAAGTGAAAGAACCTTAAAATATGAGATCAAGAAAATCAAACAACTTTATAATAATTATTTACAAATGGAAATATCAAAGATGATTAGTTTAATAAACTAATCTTTTTTTTGCTCTTTTTTTGCATTTTCAAACTTATTATATATATTAATCTATACTTGAAAGGAGAGAAAAATTGTGTTTAAAACGCCAATTAAATTCTCCCTTTTTTTATTTAGGAGGCAATATGTATAATAATGCATATTTTAATCAACAAAGTTTAGCTGAAAGAATAGACGGACAAATCGCACAATTACAACAAATGAAAGATCAAATGAAAAATAATCAGCAACCAAGCATTAATCAAACGTTTCAATTAGCACCAACGCATCAAAGTAGTATGCGATATGCAAATTCTTATGATGAGGTAAATAAGGAAATAGTATATATGGATACACCATTCTTTAGTAAAGATATGTCGGTAGTATGGATAAAAAATAACAAAAATGAAATTAAAACTTATGAATTAAATGAAATACTACAAAAAGATGATAAAGACATAAAAATAGATTTTTTAATAGCACAAATTGAAGAGTTAAAGAAAGGAATGATGAAAAATGAATCCGATGCAACTATTAATGAACCAATTACAGACACAAATGAAAGCAAAGAATCCTCAAATGTTTCAAATGTTTCAAAATTTTCAAAAAAATCAAAATGATCCAAAAGAAATTATAAATAATATGATAGGCAATTATAAGCCCGAACAATTAAAACAATTTAGGCAATTTGCCAAGGGTTTTGGAATAACTGATGAACAATTAAGCAAATATGGTATTAATGCAAAATAGCATTGATATAAAAATTATAGAAAGGAGGATCTTATGAATAATGGTATTCAACCAACAGTGGAATTAGCAACCAACAATGGCAATGGTTTTTATCCTTATCCAATTTATCCAGCAATGGGGGGATTTGGTGGAGGATATGGCAATAATGGCTTTTTAGGTGGCGATGGCTGGATAATCTTATTGCTACTTTTAGCATTTAGTGGAAATTGGGGAAATGGCAATGGTGGTTTCTTTAATGGAAATAGTTTTGATAACGGATATGCATGGTTGTCTAATGGACAAAAAGAAATCATGCAAAATACCAACAATGGATTTGATACATTGCATTTAAGCAACCAACTTGAAGGCGTAAGAGATGGAATTTATGGATTATCTAATCAATTATGCAATTGTTGTGCTGACATGAGCCAAACTATTAATAATGGATTTTTTAATGCTGAAATAGCAGCAAGTAATCGTCAAATGGCTGACATGAATCAAAATTTTGCTTTAAGTCAACAATTATCAACAGCAAGTGCAGATAATAGACTAGGTATTGCAAATTTAGGTTCTGATATTGCAAGAGAAGCGTGTGCAACTAGAACAAGCGATACACAAAACACACAAACATTATTAAATGCAATAACAGGTGGTATTCAATCAATTAAGGATCAAATTTGCAATGATAAGATCGATGAAAAGAATGATACTATTTCACAATTAAGACAAGAGCTTTTATATGCAAGAGGTCAAGCAAGCCAAACAGCACAAAATGCATTCATTTCAAAAGGATTTGCTGATGAAGTAGACGCATTGTACAACAGATTAAGCAATTGCCCTGTGCCAAGTACGCCTGTATATGGACGTACGCCAATATTCACTTGTCCAAACAATAACGGATGTGGATGTGGAAACTTTTCAACAGGCTTAATTTAAGCATGAAGTAGAAAACTACTAGCTCGAATACGAGAACTTGCAATTTTATAGGATAGACAAGTTCTATCCTTATTTTTTTAGAAAGGAGAAAGAAATGATACAAACATTAATAAACGAACCATTAGTATTGTCAAGTAATTCAAGCCCTATAGTATTTGATGCAACAGATGTAAGAACGAGGTGTGCATATTGTTGCAATGGTGGATGGTTAGATTATCAAGATGGCAATCCAATATTTAAAATATTTGGAAATGGTTATACAGGATATTATGATATTAATTTTAGTGCTTCAGTAAGTAGTGCAACAGCTGGAGTAGTGGCAATAGGATTATATGAAGATGGTGTATTAATACCAGATACAGTAAGAGCAGTTACACTTGCAGCAGCAGATGACTATGAAACAATTTCATTTAACAAAAAATTAAGAGTATGTCCAAGAGGCACATCAAATATAACAGTAGCTAGTGTGCCAAGTGTAATAACACCAACTACACCAACAACGCCAATTACAACCGAAATACCTATTATTACAAATGCTACATTTAATATTAAAAGAGACAGCTAATGAATAACAATTTAGATATTAAGTCATTAATTTTGCAATTGTATAGTGTTATTTTGCTAATAAAAGACTTTAATAATGCAGATTTAATGCAAGAATTGTGCAACCAAGATGAACATTATCTAAAAAAAATAATAAAGCAAAACGATGAAATAATTAATCTTTTAAAGGAAGGAGGTAATTATGGAAGAAAAACTAATTGAAAAGACAACAGGCTCAATAAATCAAATATTAGAAGGTGATATATCACCAAACAATATAGAATACTTATATAAATTAAGTAAAATAAATCATATGGCAAAGGAGGATAAAAATATGTACGGAAATTATATGGGTAGGACACCAGGATACGATACATACGGAAGAGGCATGGAATACGGACGTGGAAATTATGGCGTGCAAGGACGTGATATAAGGTATCGTGGTGATGAATACCTAGATAGAATGTCAGGCGAATATGGACGTTATATGGAAAGCCGAAATCGTTATGGTGCAGGGCAAGAAACAGATAGATCATATCATTACATGATAAAGTCATTAGAGGATTTTATTCGTGTATTATATGAGGAAGCAGATAATGAACAACAAAAGCAGCAATTACGTGAAACTTTACAAAGAAGCATGATGTAGAATGTACCAATTTTATAATGCCAATGCAGTAAACAAATTCGAGGATGATTGTGTTATAAGAGCAATAAGTTGTGCAACAGGTAAATCATGGGATTACGTTTATGATTATTTAAGCGATTTGGCACAATATGAGGGCACATTGCTTGATAAAAGGGAGTTTGTGATAAAATACCTTGATAAAACATTTCATCGTTTATACGGCATTTATGGCACAATAGGGGAGGTATCAGCAATGTTTCCTGATGCAACACTAATAATAAGCACACCAGGGCATTTGACGTGTTCAAAGCAAAAAGTATTGTATGATACATTTGATCCAAGAAATAGAGAAGTAGAATATGTATGGTTAGTTAAATAAAGTTGACAATATAAAATAATTGTGTATAATATTGGCATTTAAAAAGGGGGAGGTGAAACAAATGAATTATTTAATAACATACCAAAAAAGTGATGGAAGCATTTTATTAAGAAAAAGAAGGACGTTGTATGAACTAGAAATAGGCAAAGAAACATCAATGGGATGGAAAGTATTAAATATTCATTATGAATATGAAGGCAATTATTATACACGTGAAGCTTATATGAGAAAAATACATGAAAGACAACGTAATTCAAAAATAACAATTAGAAAAATATTAGCAAAAAGAATTAATGCTTTTTTACGTAAATGCTTGAATAAAAATGAACAATATTTAAGCGAAATGTAAAGTAAAAGAAAAAATGTCAAATTTAATTAATTTGATATTGACATAAAACGGGGTTAAATGGTATATTCGTTTTGTAGGGTAGTTGGAAAACAATTTAACTTCGGTAAATGTCTATGTTATAGAACTTAACATAATATATATTAAAATGAAATTAACCGAAGTTATAAAATACTTCGGTTTTTTGCTATCCCACAGAAAGGAGAAACAATGCGAAAAAGATTAAAAAGGTGGGTTAAGGTTGTTATTACATTAATAGTTATACACATAAGTTTCTTTATATGGAGACAAACAGGAGTATTGGGAGAGTTGGCAAAAGAGAGCAGCATTCATTTGATTTTATGTATAGCAAGTTGGATATATTTAACAATAGGACAAGCAATGATATATAGTGCATTATGGGAAAACAAATAAGGGGTTTACAACAAAGGAGAAATATGAATGATGGATATATAAGACTATTTAGAAAGTTTGTTGAATGGGAATGGTATTCCAATGTTAATGACAGGTTAGTATTCATTCATTGCTTATTAAGTGCTAATTGGAAAGATGGTTATTTTGAAGGCGAAAAGATACCTAGAGGCAGTTTTGTTACAAGTTATCAAAAGTTAGCAAAAGAGATAGGTATATCAGTGCAAAATGTAAGAACTTCAATTAATCACTTAAAATCAACAAGCAACTTAACAAGCAAGAAAACTAATAAATATTCAATAATAACAATAAATAATTATGAAAAGTATCAAGAAACTAACAAGCAAATTAACAATCAATTAACAAGCAACCAACAAGCAACTAACAACAATAGAAGAAATAATAATAAAGGAAGAATAAAAGAAAGTATATCTAAAGATATACCAAAGAAAGTTTTTACAAAACCTTCCTTGGAACAAATACAAGAATATTGTAAAGAACGATGTAATAATGTTGATTTTGAAAGATTTTACGATTTTTATGAATCTAAAGGATGGATGGTTGGTAGCAATAAGATGAAAGATTGGAAGGCTTGTGTAAGAACGTGGGAAAAGAAATCAGATAGGGGTGGCGAAAAATTGCCAGATTGGTTTAATAACGAACCAAAAGAAAGAGAGAGAACTGAAGATGAAGAACGAGAATTACAAGAACTTATTAGAGGTTATTAAAAAAAGAAAACCATTAATTATGGATTTAGGTGATAATGTATTTTTGCATATGAAATGGGATAAAGATACAATTACACCAGATGGAATAAAAGGATGTTATATAGATGAAATGGGAATGACATCAATGAAATTAATTCAAGAAATAATTAATGATGGTGTCTATCTAAAAGGACACAAAGTAGAAATTAGGGAGGATTTATGACATACGAGGATTTACAAAAAGCAAATGAAAGTATAGAAGCAACATTACTTAAAAACGAAAAGACAGGTAAAGAGATTGGATATTATGCTGAAGTTAATCAAAGAATCAAAGCATTTCGTATGTTATATCCTGAAGGAACAATAAAAACAGATATGCTATCAAATGAAAATGGTGTATGTGTATTTAAGGCAAGTGTATATACAGATGGATTAGATGATAATAGATTTTTACTTGGTACAGGCACAGCATACGAAAAAGAAAATAGCACATTTATAAACAAGACGAGTTACATAGAAAATTGCGAAACATCAGCAGTAGGTAGAGCATTAGCTATGTGTGGTATTGGAATAGATAAATCAATAGCGAGTGCAGAAGAAGTAATTAATGCCGTTAATAATCAAGAACCAACAAAAGAGGATGCTGAAAAATATGTTTTAGAATTTGGAAAATACAAAGGCAAATTATTAAGTGAAGTGATCCAAGATAGTTGGTACAAAAATTATTTGTTAAGTGCTGATAATGAATACATAAAAAAATGCATTGAATTATTAACAGGTGAAAAGATGCCTACTGAAAAAGAACAACAAGAAAGATTAGAACTTCTTAATGACATGAATGGATTAGTAGAAATAACAAATACTGACTATGAAAAATTGCTATCTCATTACAAAGTAAGCTCCAATACTGAATTAACAACCGAACAATTAAAAGAAGCAATAGAAAAATTAAAGGAGAAATTATGAGAATAAGTGAGGATGAGTATTGGATAATTGATAAAGCTGAAAAAATAACTACAACAGATTACGAAATAAAATGGTTTGACAAAGATACATTTGATGGCTACATTGACGATGAAAACTTGATAACAATTATTGATGACTTACTTTCTGAAATAGATTATCTTAATGAAAAAATAGATGAACTTCAAAAGCCAAAAGAAAAAGATGATGAACAGGAAAGAGAAAGGCAAGTGCTGGGGCTATGAAACGAGGAGCGTGTATAGTTTATGATTGTTATACAGGCGAAAAAGTTGATTTGGTAAGAAATAAATGCAAATGTGGTCATGCAGTAACATTCTTAACAAATAATCCTCGAATATGTACTCATTGTGGCAAATTAGTATATCCAACAAAATTATGTGAATTTAAAGAAAAAATTAGAAAGGAATTAAAAAAAGTATGAATAAAGTAGTTTTACTAGGAAAAATTGTAAAAGAAATAGAAATGCGTTATACACAAAGCAATTTAGCAATCGCACGATTTCCATTAGCAGTAAGAAGGGAAGCAAAAAATAAAGAAGGAAAATATGAAAGTGATTTTTTGAACTGCATAGCATATTCAACATTAGCAGAAACAATTCAAAAATACTTTCATAAAGATAGCAGGATATTAATTGAAGGGCATATACAAACAGGATCATATGAAAATGCCAAAAAGGAAAAAGTTTATACAACCGATATTGTTGTAGAAAAAATAAATTTTGTAGACAAGATAGAAAAAGTGGAAAAACAAATACAAATGGATACAATTCAAAATGATAATGGAACAACTTTTGAAATGCCATTTTAAAGGTAAATTATGGATTTGTATATAGAATTACAACAAAAAATAAACTTGTTGGATGTAAGTGTCAAAGATTTACGAAACAATGGCACAACGTATGCTCAAGCTGAAAAAGAATACAAAATATTGTTAAGACAAGAATGTTTAAAATTAAGAGATGAAGGCATGGCAATAGGTATGATAGATAAAATTTGCTACGGGATACCTAGCGTTGCAGAAGCACGATTTAAAAGGGATGTAGCAAAGACAGTGTATGAAGCAAATCAAGATGCGATAAATGCAATAAAGCTCGAAATGAGGTTAATAGAAAGTCAAATTAATAGAGAATACGGAATAAATATGAATGATTAGGAGAAAATATGAAAAGACAAATTATTAATTTATATTTGGGGGTTAGTAATTGGTTGAAATATGTTAGAAGCTACAAAGAGAATAAAGAAAATGATAGCATTAGCGATCACAAAATAATGGAGCAAAGAAAGAAAATTGAAAAGTTAAAAAAAGAAATAGAAAGTTATAAGTATTTAGAAAATGAAAGAATAAATTTATTACAATTAAGAGAAAATAGAATTGATGAATTAAGCAAAAAGTATGGCGAAATCAAAAAAAATAATAAGTCATTACAAGAATGCATATGGAATATGCAGGAACAACTTCAAAAAAAAGAACATGAAAGACGTGTAAATGCAGCAACATTGGGAGCAAAACAAAAGCGAATAAATAATTTAGAAAGAATCATAAAAGAAATGCAAGAAAGACACAATGAGGAGATATTATCAAAAGATGCAACAATTGAATATTTAAAAAGGCATAGACGAGCTCCAAGTGTAGAGGAAATAAAAGCATATGAATTACAACAAAAGGAAGTAGAAAAAAGGATTAAAGAGAATGATAGACAACCAAACAACAATATTTGATATGTTATATCCTAAAAAGAAAATAACAAAACCAATAAGACTAATAGAGCTATTTGCTGGTTATGGAAGCCAAGCATTAGCATTAAAATATTTAGGTGTTAAATTCGAACATTGGAAAATTTGCGAGTGGGCTATTAAAAGTATTCAAGCATATAATGATATTCATTGTTATAACGATTATATAGATGTGGAATTTTCATTATTTTTTAAAAAAGAAGAATTAATTAATGAGTTATACAAAATTGGTATATCAAATAATTATAATGAGCCAATGACAAAAGAGCAAATTGCTAGATTAAATGAAGAACAATTAAGAAATATATACGATAATATACAAAGAACACACAATTTAGTAAACATACAACAAGTACATGGTGAGGATTTAGAAATAGTAGATACAGATAAATACGAATATATAATGACTTATTCATTCCCTTGTCAAGATTTATCTTTAGCAGGTAAAGGAAAAGGAATGAGTGATACATCTACTAGAAGTGGTATGTTATGGGAAGTTGAAAGAATCTTAAGTGAATGCAACGAATTAGGTAATATGCCACAAATACTTTTAATGGAAAATGTGCCACAAGTTCATAGTGAAGATAACTTACAAGATTTTAACAAATGGAAAGATAGATTAGAAGAACTAGGTTATAAAAACTATTTTCAAGATTTAATTGCAACAGACTACGGAATACCACAAACAAGAAATAGGTGTTTTATGGTTAGCATTTTAGGAGACTATAACTATACATTCCCTAAACCAATACCATTAAAATTAAAGTTAAAAGATATGTTAGAAGATAGTGTAGATGAAAAGTATTATTTAAGTGATAGTATGATTAAATACATAAGTGCTGATAATGAAAAATGGACAGGAAATAATAGTGAAGCTTTAATAAATAAAACATATGCAAGTACATTAAATACTAATGAGGGTAGTAGAAGATGTGATGCTAGTAATTATATTAGTAATGATGTTGAAGAAAATTATAATCTAAAAAATATACACAAGACATTAAAAGAAACATTAGAGATAAATAAAATAGCTGATGGAATAAATTATATAGATGCATATAATAGAAAAATTGATAGTACAGGTTTATCAAAAACGATTAGTACAAGAGTAGATGCAAGTAATAACACATATATAGCAATTAAAAATGCAACTGCAAAAGGATATCTAGAAGCAACTGATGGTGATGGTGTAAATATATCAAGTAGAATGGAACATCATAGAGGTACAGTACAAAAAGATAAAATACAAACATTGACAACAATGGGTGGTGAAAATAATGGTGTAGTAATTAATCCATTAAAAAACAAAAGTGGTAAAAGTTGGCAATTTGAACAACAAGTATATGATGAAAATGGCAGTGCTAGAACATTAAAAGCAAGTGAAGGCAGTGGAAATATACCAAAAATAGTAAATGAATTAAGAATAAGAAAATTAACACCAAAAGAATGTTTTAGATTAATGGGTGTTAAAGATGAAGATTTTGATAAAGTAAATAAAAACCTAAGTGATAGTTCTTTATATCATTTAGCAGGAGATAGCATTGTAGTCAATGTATTAATGGCAATATTTAGGGAATTAATAGAGGTGAAATAAGTTAGCAATGAAACATTATAAAAGCGTATTTAATAACGAACAGGAATTAATTAAAGCATTACTAGAGATACATAACAATGGGGAGGATATAGAATGCGATCCAATGTACTTTAAAGGGAATTTCTACAAAGAAATAAATAAGCCCAAATATAAGTTTGACATTAATCCCCAAGTTCCAGAATGCGAGTACGGAGATGCAAGGAATTTGCCATTGCCAAGTGAAAGCCTAAATAGCATTATACTAGATCCCCCATTCTTAATATGTAATAGAAAAAGCCAATTTGAATATTACAGCAGCAGAACACATACATTTTTCAAAAGCCAAGACGAATTAATAGAATGTTATCACGAAATAATAAAAGAAGCGTATCGGGTATTAAAGAAAAAGGGCGTATTAATATTCAAATGTCAAGATTATACAGATAGCAAGACAATAATGACGCATTGTTTAGTATATGAATTAGCTGCAACGTTAGGCTTTTATGCCAAAGATATCGCAATATTAGTTTTGCCCAACAAAGTATACAATGGCAACACAAAACAGAGACATTTAAGGAAAATACACACATATTTTTGGGTATTTATAAAGAAATAAAGGAGAATAGAATATGAAAATAACGATTTACGAATTATTAGGAATGATAAAAGATGGTAAAGCACCAAAAAAAATAAAAGTTTATGGGAAAGTCTATATAAACAATAATTGTAATTGCTATTTAGATGAAAAAAATGAATCATTATGTAATAATGTAGAAATACCAATGTTTTTAAATGATGAAGTAGAAATCCTAGAAGAAGAAAAGAAAATACCTGAAAAAATGGATAGAGAATTAAATTGTGATGATGATACTTTAAGAGGATTAGTTGCATCAGTAAATGAAATATATAAAGAAATTGCAGATAAATATAACGAAATAATAGATTATCTTAAAAGCAAAGGTGAGTAATAATGAATGATGAAATAAAAAATATATTAGATGAATTTATGAATTTTGATTTTAATAGTCAATGGGAAAAAATGGAAATAAATGAATATGAAAGAAATATATTAAAAGATTACATAACTAATTTACAACAAGAAAATGAAAGATTAAATCAAGACCTTATTTATTATCAAAGATATGGTGCAGATATGTTACATAAAAATAATATTTTAGAAGAAAGAATAGAAAAAGCAGTTGAAGAATTAGAATTATGGCAACCTGGAATTAAAGCAATAAAATTAGAAAAAAAATATTTGTTAGATATTTTGTTGGGTAGGAGTGATGAATAATGGATAAAGTATTATTCAGTAAAAAAAGTGATAATTGGGCAACTCCTAAAGTTATATATAATAGCTATATTGATTATTTTGATCCTTGTCCATTAAATAGTAATTTTGATGGTTTAAAAATTGATTGGAAAGAAAAAAACTTTGTAAATCCTCCATATAGTAAAATTAAAGAATTTGTTAAAAAGTCAATAGAACAACATAAAAAAGGAAAAGAAATTATTTTATTAATACCTGCTAGGACAGATACAAAATATTTTAGAGAATTAGTAGATTATGGATGTTATATTATTTTTGTAACAGGAAGATTACATTTTAATGAAAGTAATTCAGCTCCATTTCCTAGTTGTTATGTTATTTTAACAGGCTATAAAACTGAATGTATATGGAGAAATAGATTTATAGGAGAGTGATGAATAAATGAATATAAGTGAAATATTAGATAGATTAGTTGGAAGTACAAGTGTATGGTGTGAAACTAATCACGATAATGAAAGTATGAACAATTTGGAAACATTAGAAGAAATCGCTTATTGGTTATGTAATAGAATAAATGATAATTTAAAATATAGTTCAAGAAATGAGTATTCAGCAAAAATGCTAGTTAAAAGAACAAAAGATTTAATAATTAATAGTGGTTTAGATATGTTAGGTGATACAAATGTTAAAGATTAAAGAATATGTATATCATGATGAAGAAGAAAGAAAATTTTTAGAAAATAGAAGTATAGGTAAACTTATTGAAAGTTTATTTGAAGATATAGGAGATATATTTGATAAAAAAATTGCTTTTAAAATTAGTAAAGAATTAATACCACCATATCAAGATGATAATTACAATATTATTAAAGGAAGTAGTGAAAGAATAACATTAGAACAAATACCAATTCAAGAAATTAAATTAGATATACCAAAAGCAATTATTAATCCAACATATAATTTTAAAGAAAGAATAAAAATATTATTTAAAGGCAAAATTTGAAAAGGTAGAGTGATAAAAAAATGATAGAATTTTTAATGGGAATATTTTTTGGATTAATAATTGGAATAGTAATAGCTTACTTACGTGAAAAATAGGAGGGGAAATGATCTATGAAGAATACGAAGCAATATGGAGTAGGATAAGAAAAATAGAAAAAGAATTATTTGACTTAATAAATAAACGTGATGAATTATTTAATATTACGCAGCCAAAATCAAGCAAGTTTGATAAAGAAATAGTAGATGGTAAAAATCCAATTAATACAATGGAACAATATGTAATACAAAAAGAATATATGAATGAAAAAATTAATCAGTTAAATCAAACACTAGATGACAGATATCAAATATTGCGTAGAAAAAGGGATGAATTAAGGCAAAGCAAAAATATTTATGATAGAATCTATGTTTATTATTGTATAGAAAGATTATCTATTGTAAAAATATCTTACTTAACTAATTATAGTCAATCGCAAATATATAGAAAGCTCGAAAAAATGAGTATAAATGTGAAAGATGCGAAAAAATGCGAAAACTTTCGTGTTAATATGATAATGTGAGTTTAATGAAATTCACACGCAATTGTTTCACCGTACTAGCTTAATGCTAGTACACTAAATAATATACCAAAAATAAACGAACACAACCGAGTTATTTTTGTTAATTATCCTACATAGTATATTATTTAGTGTAGTATCATTAAGATACGTAATCAATGGCAACTCATTGATATCCCCCATAAGAGCTTAAAGCTCTTTTTTTGTTAGAAAGGAAAAGTATGAAAAAAATAATCAACATTGATGGAAAAGAATATGAAATGAAATCATCAGCATATACACAATTTGCATATAAGAATTTAACAGGAAGGTCATTATTAAAAGATATTCAAAACATAATTGGAATAGCTGACAAAATAGGCGATGATATGTCATTAATTGATGATATAACAGAACCACTTTTAGATATTAGCTACGTTATGATCCAAGAAGCAAATCAAGATCAAGTAAAGACAAAAGAGGAATTTTATAAAAGTATTGATAGCATATACGATAACAATGAATGGATTCAAGAAGTAATTACACTAGCAATAAATCCCATATCAAGGCAACTACAAAACGACAACAAGTAATTCTAATAGCAGAGAGTTTGATGAGTATGAAGTAGTTGCCCTAGCAAAAAGATTAAATATAACATTAGATGATATGAAAGAAATGAGTTTTAATTCATTAATTAACATATTATTATCAAGCGTAGAAAGTGATGAAAAACAAGCAACGCAAGAGGACATCGACAGATATTTTGGATAGGAGGAAACAATGGATACAAGCACAATTAATATAATAATTATATGCTTAACAATCCTTGCATTAAATTGGATAGCTCATACGGGAGATAAGAAATGATTAATCATGCAAATATACTTTATGTTAAAGATATTCATGCAATAGGTGGTGTAGAAACATATGTATATGAAATGGTAAAGAAATATAAAGATTTAGATATTGCAGTAATAACCAAGAATATAGCATACGAGCAATTAAAAAGATTAATAAAATATTGTAGAGTATACATACATAAAGGCGAAAAAATAAATTGTAAAGTAATAATAACTAATTGGGATACATCAATATTTGATTATGTAAATGATGATGCAAAAAAATATACAGTATTACATACTGATTATAGCAATCCAATAGAAAAAGCAGGACTGCCTAAAGATAGACCAGATATAACCTACATAGGAATAACTGATTACAGCATGAAAGCATTTGAAAACATAACAGGAATACATAGAACAATATTATGTAGAAATCCATATGAATTAGAAAAAGATGAGCCAATACTTACATTGTTATCGGCAACAAGATTAAGTGAAATAAAAGATGGTGGAAGAATGGACTATCTTGCAAAAACATTGGATAGGTTAGGTGTGAATTATATATGGTACATATTGACTACAAATGAATATTCTGAAAATCCAATATGGAAAAATAAAAATGTAGTTTATGTTAATAATAGATTAGATGTAGGATCATTAATGCAAAAAGCAGATTGGTATGTACAACTTTCAATATGTGAAGGAGATAGCTACAGTTTAAAAGAAGCATTATATAGAGGCATACCAATAGTTGTATGTGATCTACCATATTTTAAAGAAATTGGAATAAAAGATAATGAAAATGCATTATTCTATAAGAGTGATAATTCAAATGCAAATGATATAGTAGAAAGAATGAAAACGCCATTGAAGTTTAAATTTAATAAAGTTGAAGATGGATACAATAATATATTAAACAAAACCAAGTCAACTTATAAGGAGGAAAAAATGAAAGTCAAAGTTAAATGTACATATAGTTATACTGATGTAGAATTAAATAAAGACATTCCATTAGGTTATGAATGGGTAGTAGATAAGAAACGTGCTGATGAATTGCTTGCTAATCCACATCATTTGGTTGAAGTAGTAGAATATGTACAAGAGGAAAAGCCAAAAGAGAAAGCAGTAAAACCTAAAAAGAATGTAGAAAAAAGATAATGAGTTATGGAGTAAGAAAAGACTTTTATCAATCAAAAGCATGGAAGCAAGTAAGAAAGAATGTATGGATAAAACAACATCTATTATGTGCTATATGTAACAAGCCTGTATATGTAGATGGATTAAGTGATTATATACCAAAAGAAAATAGACGAATAGGAATAGTACATCATAAAATAGAATTAAATAATACAAACATAACAGATGATAACATAACAATTAATGAGGATAATCTAATCGGTGTATGTAAAGAATGTCACGAAAACATACATCATGCTAATATGAGCTGTAGAAAAGATATAATGTTTGATGAGAATGGGAATATAAAGCCTAAACAAAAAGGGGAATATAGGGGGGTTATAGGCATATAACAACCTTCAAAGGGAAAC